TATCCGAGGACGATACGAGCTGTAAAAAGACAGCACGCCTGTGGAAGCAGGCGTTGGTTTCGACCCTACACCTCGGCGAAGAACTTGGTGTTGAACCCGTAAGGGATCTTCCACTCGAAATTCGATGCGGTGCACTCAGATCCGCAGTTTTGGGTTGCTTCCCGGACGGTGTGTGTCTTCGCACACGATTGTCTATCAAGACCGTCCAAAAACTCGAGGAAGGTTGTTGTTCCTCTTGTGAGCCTCGTTTCCTTGAACGTTTGGAAATTTGGCGGGAAGCACGATTTCAACCGATAGAGGTCGATCCGCAGCATCTTGAGCGGTTCAAGAAGGCGTTTAAAATCAACGTCGCGGCCGGTTGGAATCGAATGTCGAAAGGTATCCCGTACTTTCCGAACGGGAACGCCTCTCTTCACCACACCAGGAAGAAGGGCGGAAATTGGAATAGAGAAGAGTTTTCAGACGAGTGCCGTTTTGACCTCGTTTTCTCTTCCGGGAAACCCCGGATTGTAACTATGTATAGTAGTTACAATAATTCTATCCTTTATCCGTTGCATGCCTGCATGCAGAGGTACATTGAGAAAAGGAAATGGTGTCTGGTTGGTCCGCCGACACCTGAGCGCATCAAGGAACTTGGTGGTAAGGATTACCTGTCCTTTGACTACGAGTCAGCCACTGATAACATTAAACAGCCGTATGTAGAGGCGGCTGTCGAAGCCTTGATCGAGCGAGCAGACCCCCCACTTTCCACCGAGGAGGTGAAGTGTATGCGGGTACTGTCTGCATTGAAACTTGAGGGATTTGATGGGCAAGCCACGCGAGGGCAACCCATGGGCAGTTTGTTGTCTTTCCCCCTACTTTCGCTCTGTAATAAGACGTTGGTAGACCTCGCACTTGCAGACCGGCTACAGGAAGGACAATTGTCGTTTAAAGAGTGGACGAGTCATCCCCTACTGGTAAACGGGGATGATCTCCTTACTACCGAGCCGCGACCTCTTTCAGCTGGTGACGAAGGTCTTGCCGCGCGCGTGATTTATCACGGCGACAAGATAGGCCTTACGACTAATAAAGAGAAGACTTTAGCGAGTCCGGATCTGGCTGAGATCAACTCAACGTTGTTCCGGAGCGGCAAGGAAGAAAGGAAAGTGAATGTGGCTTCATTGTACATGAAGCCGGAGGTGGAGGACGTCCTCGGCTTTGCGCGCGAGTCGACGTTAACACCGGGAGGTTTCCGAAGGGTGGTCCGAGCCAATTGCCAACAACTGGCAAGACAGGCGTACAAGGGTTACTCCCACCTTCCTCCCACACTACAAGTTGTCTGCCGTCAAGATCGAAAGATCAAAAAGGCGCTTATGAGTGTTCCGGCCGTTAGACAAACCGAGACCACGAACCTGTTCCCTATATGCCCTCGTCCAGAGGGATATGATTTGACATCAGAGGAAGAGGTCCAGCACATCCACGAAAGGGTAAATCTGGTACGCCAGCGTGCCATTGAGATCGCTACAGACAAGCCCGCTCGTCAACGGAGGGTGCCGGCTATACCTTCGGGTCGTAGTTGGCGCTCCGTGCGATGTGAAAAGAGACCAGACGCGTGTGAGGATTCAATCCTCTCCATTCTCTCCCGCGCCTGGTATAACAAAAGAAAGAGAATGCTGGCGGAAGAGGGCAGTGGGTACTGCCTTACCGCGGGACGGTTGCCCCCGGGTGACCTCCCCAACTGTGCTTCTCGCATAGTTGATGCCGCCAGGGCATTTCGGAATGCTAAGATCACTCGTGCGAACATTCAACGGTCGGTGCATTGTGACGCACTCGGGTCGTGGTTAGGTGGTGGGGTCCAGCCCCTTTGCCTCAATGATGAGGACACTGACGCTGTCGATCCGTTTGTTAACGGTGTCGATTGGATTTCACTCGGGTGATTACACCTCCGAGCTGCGGGAGCGCAGTAGTCACACATCCTACGGGATGGGGAACCAGGGCCGGCCTG